AACCATGCAAAATATTTGATTATAGAGTTACAAAATATTCAGTATAACCGAGGCGCGCCATTAGAATACGTAACGATTAAATATTTGAACGACAACGGATGGGAAATAGTAGAAGCAAAGTTTGTAGATAATGGCCCCGATGCGGATTATTTATTTATAAATACGCGGTGGTTGGAGTCATAAGCTGGATACAGGTGCACACACAGATTACACTAATGTAAGAACCGGACTTGTAAATGAACCTTTGTAATTTCCTCTGCCAAATGATGTTAATGAAGAAGATCCTGGGGTGCTTCTTCCCAATGAAATTGGTGAATAAGTTGCACCTGGTGGGATTACCGATGCTGAATTAATTTCTATACTATGACTCGTTCCAGCAGTTCTAGTTTCATTATTAATAAAAGGAACTCCGTCTAATGTAAATGTCATGGAAGTTATTGGAATAGCAGTCCATGTTATATTGCACGATGGAGTATTCAATGTATTTCCTGTAATAGTGTCTGTTACTGCACAATAAACACTTGTGTTTCCTACAACACTTGCTCCTGTAAAAGTAGTTGTAGCAGCAGTAGGATTTATAATCGTGCACCCAATGCCTGATGAAATCCATAAATAACTATAGGTTCCTCTACCTCCTGAAACACTTGCTGTAACGGAAGTTGTTGTTACATTGGCTACCGCACTTAATGTTTTTGTAGATATACTTGTTCGCAACGCTATCAGCATATTTCCAAAAAATGATCTCGGCATCTTATATAGTTTTGTTTTTAATATAAACTATTATTTTAATAAAAATATTAAAAACATAAAAAGTAAATATTTCATGCAAATAAACTTATAATATATTATACTCAAAATACAGAACCTGATATAAAATAAATACCGGATCCACCTTCATATGTTACGGATAATAATATATATCTAGTATTAGCCCCAGATAAAGTAACACCAATATTGGTAAAGTTGCACCTGAAACTTCCTGTATTTACAGCATTTATAGTAATACTATTTGCAGTTCCACTAAAAGGTAGAATTAGTGTATACGTTCCTTGAGATACTGCTCCAGAAAATGAAAATGCTGTTGTTGCAATATTGTTTCCTGTTAATCTAACATTTGGCATAACCGATGTTCCTTGAAAAAAATTACCAAATGCAGCAGTAAGTGTTTGTGTAGTTCCTGTTAAAGCAAGTGGAGTAATACTTCCTGTTCCAATAACATCTTGTGCACCTGAAATTCCCTGCGGTCCTGTAGGTCCCGTCGCACCAGTAGGTCCAGTAACGCCCTGCACACCTGTTGCTCCTTGTGGTCCTGTTGCACCTTGCACACCCGTTGCACCCTGCGGACCTGTAAGACCTTGCTGTCCTGTAACACCCGAACCACTTACAGGACTATCTCTATATGTTCGAATATATCCCAATGATGATGTATTTGTAACCCCCGACATCGTTTACTTACTTATTTATATAATATAATAAATATTTATATTATAGCCAACTATTTTAGCTAATATTTTTACGCGTAAAAATATTAATATATTATATAGCATAGTTAAAATTACTGCTTAAGATATTTAAAAAGATGATTTCTAAAAAACTTTTAATATTTATTTTATTATTTATGGTATTCCAGTATATTCTTTTAATAACAGAATGGAAACCTTACTTGGATATGTATACTGATTTAGAAGGTTATAAATATAACTGGTTTAAAAGTCAAGATAATAAGTTAAAATTAAATTCTTCTTTGATAATGACAATTGGTTATTTTTTAACAATTTTTGGTTTTAGTAAATTTTTAGGTGAAAAACTATACAAAGTTAACTTATTTTCATTTTTGTTTATTATTTGTATATGGACTACTTGGGATTTTGCATATTATACTATGTTTGAAAGAGCAACTAAATATCTACCTGTTTTATTGTATGATATATTTATTGTAGGTGGATTATGTCTAGTGTTAACACAATTTATTTTTAATAAATTTTATAAAATACTAGAAAAAAATATTCCGATGTTAGTTTTATTGTATTTTGTAACTATGTTTTTATTTTTGTATGTATGTTACAAATATAATCCTGACATATCTAATATTACAGGTATTTATAAACCACATCATTCTTTATTTTTTATTTTATTTATGTTACTAATTATTTATTATTTTTTCAAAATTTAAATAGGAAATGGTCTTTGATTTTTTTCAATCACCAAGGGTGTCGGCATAATCAGCGGTATTCTATCAAAAAAAGTGTATTCAGGTAGTTTCTTAAGTTCGGGTACAACGGGCGCTTGAGGAGTTACTAAATTCGTGGAATTTATTCCAAACAGCGCTGATTCAATATCAACAGAGTTTTTTGAAAAAGATTCGCGCGACATATACGTCGGGAGATATCCTAGTGTTGGAAGCGCATCGGTATACGCTCTTCCATTTTGTGCGTTTTCGTATGTGATATGCGTAAATATACCACCATTCTGGCGTTGTTCTAAACAATAGTCGCTTTTGGTATTCCTATTTTTCGTTGATGCCATTTGTTTGTTGTTAGTTGTTTATTTTTATTATATCCTATTATTATTTATTTATATTATTATTTTTGCGGTTTAGATTTATATTTTATATTTTGAAACTATATTTTTAATTTCTCAATTAATTTATTTTTGGTATCTTCAAACGTAAAATACGAATATACGTTATCAGGAATAACATGTATCACTGCTTTGCTTACTATATCTGAAGGACATAGAGAATGTATTGAATTTGTATTATCATCCTTGCTTTTACTTTTATTTTTGCTTTTGCTTTCATCTAGTGTATTTTTATAAAGCAAATAAATCAAACAACTATGAAATAAATCAAACGTATCAAATGAAAACATAAGTTGCATTACAAATTCATAGTTTTTTTTCTCCACGACAAACCGCGGATGCGCTTCCAGTATTTCCACGAAATCTTTATCGCATTTCAATTTTTCATATACTTCTTCCAATATTTTCATAATAACATCGGAGTCATATTCTTTAAGACCAAAAGCTGACAAGTAGTCAAACCTATAAATAACATCTTGGGTTTCTTCGTCGCTAGGGTCATGCATCTTATATGTGCAAATAAAATGAGTGTTATACATCTCTAGTCGGTTGTTGATAGTTGTTGATATTTATATATAACTTTGTAATCATAATCGTTTTAATACGTTTTTACCACATATTAAAATGATTTATTGTTATATGGTGCGTGTGTTGCAAACGATACACAACGCTTTACATACCACAGGAAGTATATTTAGTCTCGCGCTCAAGTTCACGTGAAGGAATGCCACCGCGTATCCAACCATTTACTGCTACACCTTCAACGAGATTTTCTGGGTTTGAAATAGTGGATGCAATAGAAGGGATAAGAGGATACATATTATGGTTGACAAAACAAACCTCAGATGATGGGTTTATACTTTTTCTGTTGATATTGAAGTCACCCTGCCATAGCCTTGATTCAACCAGGGGATTGGATTCACCTTTTCCTAAAAATGGCACAGTCTTAAACGGACGCTCAAACAAACTAATACGGCATCTTGGGCGCGTCATGATACTGCCATTAAGTAGCTCACTATTGGTGTCAATATTGCAGCCACCGGCACCGACTTGAAACCCTCCAGTAAAATTTACACCAGGTTGAGATGTTGCAAAATCAATTGGGCGCGCCATATTGCAATCTGCTGCAAAAAAGTTCTGCAACATATAGTTGGTTGAATTCAAATTTTGAACATTGCGTTGACTTTGTCCGCAATTATCGTTGCCAATTCGTGATAAGTTATCAAATACATAGTCTCGAACGATTGCCATTTTATGAATAATATCTCTATGAATCTATATATGTATATACTATTGAAAATATATTTTATTAAATAATATAAACTATATTTTGAAAAATTATTTTTTAATTTTTATCCATGATTTATTTTTATATTTTATTTTATATCTAATTATAAACTCCACCAATGCGAGGAAACCATCTTCCGAGAGCATGATCATTTCCTTCTTTTCCAGAAATCATGTCACCGAAACAAAAGTTCGCAAAACCTCCCTGGTCGTTTGGAATAGTAGTATTTGGATTGGTATAAAAATTCCTCATACTAAAGTCAAAATTATAGTTATCACCCAAATCGCTAAATAATTTACGACGAATATATTCTTGTTGTTTTTTAGTTCCATCTCCAAATGTTGTATCTACAACATAGTCTTTTGTCTTATTATTTAAATCTTTTTCAACTTCAGGATTATATGCAGGCGCCGCTTCGCTGCGATTTGGATCATACGATATTTCGGGCAAAAGAACATTCATCATTGGATTATATTCGTCGGGATTTGTATAATCGTTCTTTAATTCATTATATAGTATGGCATTTTCAAAGCCTTCGGCTACCTTTGGAGTATTTTTTATGTTAGATTTTTTGTTATTATTATCGCTAGTCGATGTATCTTTTGTCTGTTGTGATAGTTGATTGCGTTGGACATTAAATAAAATAGCAATTACTGCTAAAGTTATAACTGCTGCTAATATTATTTTTAAATTAAGTGTAATTAAATATCCTAAAAGTGATGCAACAATAACAAATCTACTTATAGCATTTAACTTTTCTACACTTTGCATATTTTCAGAAGGCCATATGCTACCTATATATTTTTTATTAAATAAAATAGTGGGTTCATTTAACCAAAATGGCATTGATGGCGTTGATGGTGTTGATGGCGTTGATGGCATTGATGGTGTTGATGGCGTTGATGGCGTTGATGATATTGATGGTTTTGATGGTGTTGATGATGATGGCATTGATGGCATTGATGACATTGATGGTTTTGCTGGCGTTGATGGTATTGGTGGTGTTGATAGTATTGATGGTGTTGATGGTATTGATGGTGTTGATGGTATTTTTTCCATTATATATATATATTCTTAATTATTTTTTATTATTTTTATTCATTACAATTATGGATAGTTCGTGATTTATTTTAATGAATATATAAAAAGTATATCATATTATTATTTTTTATTTTTCTTTTTTTTCTTTTGACCTTGACCTGTTTTTGTTACATTTTGTGTAGGCTTCATGTGTGTTTGCGCCCACTCAACAAGATTATTTTCTGCTTTACTAATTGATTCAGCAGGTAATTGATTTGTAGATGATTGATGCGGCACTCGAGGTGTTTGCACCATAGTTTCACCGGAAGAGGCAGAATAAACTGATGTTACGGGGCGTTGCTCTTGCTGCTCTTGCTGCTCTTGACGTTGTTGCAATTTTTGATGCATTCTTTCCTTCATTTTTGCAGTTTTAATATTTTGTTGAATGTGATTTTGCATTGCACCTATATTCACCTTCCCTCCTTTTCCTCCCAAACCACCCATCCCCTTCATTCCAAGTTGACTCAACATGCTTGACAAATCTCCCATACCTGGCATATTCTTCATATTGCTTAAAAGCTCGCTAGCTTCCTGCATAAGCTCGCTTTCTTTGATGTCACCTTTTTTAAACTTATCATCCAGTTTTTTACCAACATTTTTCACCATGTTCATAAGTTTTCCAGGATTTTTAAATAATTTCTGAAATACATTCCCCATATTAAGTTGCTCAGGATTTTCTAAATCAATTCCTAGGTCTAATTCACCGGCGGTTTCCTCGGCAATTTCTTTTGCAAGCGCGCCAATTTTGCCATTCAACAATTTAGAAATATGGTCATGAATTTCTTCAGGGTTAGGAATTTCTGGTTTTTTACCTGTTGCTTCTGAATCTGCGTTTTCTCCAGCTCCAGCTCCAGCTCCACTCTTATCTCCAAAATTGAATCCAGGAAACTTTGACATGTCTGCTCCCTCTGGCATAAAATTTTTAAATTGTTCTGCCATTTTTTCAAAGTCTTTCATGTGTTCACCTGCTTCTTTATCTGCACCTACACCCACACCCATGCCCATGCCACTAAATAAATCTTGCATATTCTTGAACGTCTCATCCAACTTACCTTTCAACTCGTCTTCATTAATTGCTTCAAACAATTTTGCAGTGTCTCCAAAAGAATTCTGGTCGGACACGTTTGTAATAATTGAAAAAAGAATTAATTGCAAATATTTCATAATAGTCTCACGCGTATTATCACTAATATCGGGTGTATTCCATACATTTACAAAGTCGATATCAGGCAAAAAGTGAACATCTATCTTAATGCTCGCCTCGCTACTAGTGCTATTGCTATCGCTATCGCGACTTGTAAACATTTCAGTATTTTTATATAATATGTCAAAAAAACGAACGGGGTATATTTTCTTGCAATGTTCATACAACGTAGTTATATTTTCATCAGTTAGTATGCGACGACCAGCGCTAGAACCATCTAGGGATGAATACTTATCCAATTTTTCAGAATACTCTGGAAATGTCAATCCAAAATCATTTATAAAATCACAAATAACTTTTTTAAATTCATCAGGAATAACTTCTACTTCACTCGATGCAGGTTTAGTATTTTCATGTGTATTTGTCTTTGTATTTTCTCCAGAATTATTATTTTTTTTACCCATTATATAATAGTAATTATAAGTTACTATTTAAATCAAAAATCATAAATAATATATTTAACATATATTGTTTATTTTTGTTTAATGGTATTTTTGTTTAATTTTTACACTTAATTAATTCAATGTCTTATTGATTTACAGAATCATTATATAACCTACAAAGAATGCAAAGATTTTTAATATACATGAAAGATTTTTGTTGATTACTTTCACCCATATTTCTGACTGGTTCGCGAAGCGTATCAATATGTTTTGCGATATCGTCAGATGAGCTTAAATATCTCAAATCACTCTTGTAATCTTTTTCTATAAAAAAATTAATGTTGTTACTATCTATTTCACTTTCATAATTTACAACTATGTATTTATACCATAATTTAATAATAAGAGTAGGATTCATTTTTTTTATCAAAATTAGTGAATTTTTTGCTCGTTTTATTGCACCATCATTCACAAAAACACTTTCAATGTCATCTAAAAAATCATAAAATTGAGTATTGAATGCATTTAATAATATACTTTTATCATCATACGTATTATTTTTTTGCATATTAAATTTTTAATATATACTTTATATTTGCAATACTACTATATTTAACATTATTTTTAAATCAATTTTGTTATTATTTTAATAGTAAAAATATTAGTAAAAATATTAGTAATAATATTAGTAAAAATATTAGTAATAATATTAATTAAACCTTACGTTTTTTTGTTGCGTAGGCTGTTGATTTGCATGTTGTTGCACCTGTTGTTGAAACATCTGTTGTTGTGAAAATTGTGCTTGATACTGCTGTTTTTGTTTTTGTAGTTGTTGTTGTTGTGATACTTGATCTATAGGGCAACCACCACCGCCACCACCACCACCACCGCCACCTTTTGCTTGTGCGTTCATATTTATTTGTATATCAGTATTACGTTTTTGTTGCAAATTTTCCAATGATACACTTCCTATTTTATCAGGTGTATAATCTTCCTTTGGTGCATCTATACGTATATCACTATCAATCGTCGCATAGTTATACAATTGTCGCATTCCACCATTTCCTTTTGCTGATAAGTCATCACTACTCTGGTCCCAAAAACTAAAAGTATCAGATGCAACGCCAAATCCGCCGATACAATCGTTGTTCAATGAAAACGGCGAAGGTTCTCCGTTGTTATTTGTAGCGGCCATATTGATAGCAGTATCCTTAGGCTGTAAATGCGATAAAATTTGGTCGCCATATAATACTTGATGCCCTTGTTTCATTAACAAAAGCGCAGGTACGCGGTTCACCTGCGGTGGCATAATAATATTCTCACCATTTTCAAGGACTATATACCATGATCCTGTTGGACTTTTGACGCGTTTATCAATACATAAATAATGTAACTCTTCTTTTATATTACTTTTCGCCAACGTTTGTAGAATTTTTTTAGATTTGTCGCAAAAGTTGCTATAATATAAAATGCTGCTCATAATATAATTTACTAGGAGTATATATCGTATATTTTAACTTATTTCATATATATTTAACTTGTTTATAACATTAAATAGTTATTCCTTAATATTTAGTTATCTATAATTTATTATTTATTATTTATTATTTATTATTTATTATAAAATTGATTTAATAAATAGTATATTAATAATATAATAAGATACTTTATCATCGCTACAAACAACACATATCAACACAAAATGGACCCGCGTATTTCAAACCTTATCGAAGAAGACGGCATCCTTAAATTTACATTGACAGAATGCAATATGAGTATTGCAAATGCATTGCGGCGTATTATAGTATCTGATATTCCAACATTCGTATTTAGAACATACCCGTATAGTGAAAATAAAGCCGAAATAATGCACAATACTACGAGATTTCACAATGAAATTATTAAACAACGCCTAAGTTGTATCCCGATTCATATCCAAGACATGAATTTTCCATATAAAGACTACGTGGTTGAACTAGACATTAAAAATGAAACCGACAATATTATTTATATTACTACAAAAGACTTCAAAATAAAAAATATAGTAACAGGGCACTACTCGAGCGAATCTGAAGTAAGACAAATATTTCCACCTTGTCCTATTACGGGAGACTATATCGAGTTTGCACGACTGCAGCCAAAGTTTTCTGAAAATATTGACGGCGAAAGATTGGCATTGCGTTGCGCGTTCGATATTGGAACTGCGGGACAGGATGGTGCATTCAATGTAATTAGCACATGTGCATACGAATGCACACCCGATGTCGAGAAGGCAAATCAAGCATGGGCTGAAAAGGAGAAAGTATTTAAGAAAGAAGAGATGAGCGAGGAAGATATCGAATTTGAAAAGAACAACTGGTTTATACTGGAGGCAAAACGATTCTATGTTGAAAATAGTTACGACTTTGTTGTCGAAAGTGTAGGCGTTTTTGACAATATGGAAATACTCGCAAAGGCGTGCGATATTATGATTAAAAAATGCGAAGCTTTCATGTATGACCTTGAGCATGGAAATGTTGTAATCGTTACATCAGAAACAACACTTAAAAATGGTTTTGATATTACACTTAAGAACGAGGATTACACCCTTGGAAAAGTGATCGAATTTTACTTGTATCAGAATAATTTCATTGGGGATAAAAGTGTTTCATTTTGTGGATTTAGGAAACCTCATCCTCATTCTGTTGATAGCCTTATTCGAATTGCATTTCATAATCCAATTGAGGTTGTTGGTGTTTCAGGATATTTGCAAGGTGCGACAGACTATGCTATTCAGGCATATAAACAAATCATGAGTCAACTTGGAGGCGATATTCAGAAATCTGAAAAGAAATCTAGAGAAAGTTCAGTGAGACCAGATACAAGTGAAAATCCCAAAAACAATCCTGAAAGCAAAAAAGAAGAAAAGTCTCTTGCTCTTGCTTCTGCTTCTAAAAAACTATCAAAGTTGCCGACTGCATCAACACCTGGTAAACCTAGTGGGAAATTGAAACCACTTTCGGTTGCAAGATCTGCAAGAAAACTACCATCTTCTCCTTCTGATGAAGAAGTTGAAGAAGATGAAGACTAGACCGCAAAATGCGCTAGCGCTAGCTATAGTGTAAAATATATTTTAATACATAATAATATTTTTTACAATATTATGTATAACATTTTTTATTATATATTATTATATTAATATATTAAGTATAATGTCATTTACACGTTTTCACGATGACCCATGTAGAATTACAAAACAACAACAGGAAGCAACCGATCCAGGAAAGTGGAGATTAAATGTTCCCGGGAATGGAGATAAACCTTGTTTTATGATTGACCCTTCTATTCGTCTTCAAAAATGGGGTGCAAATTTGATGACAAATACGACTAATCTCGAAAGTTCGTTATTTGGTCTTGATAGGACGTTAACACGTGACTGCAACCCTCAAAATAATTTTATGGATACAAATGTTAAAAGTGACTCAGTAAAATATCCTACATGCAATCCTTTCACGGATCAATCACGGGTAACAAATCCGGCATGGTGGTATAGAGATTTAGAACAACCTAACTGGGATTATCTGTTTTTAAACCCTCAAGAAAACACATGTTTATCGTTTCAAAATAATATTAGCACGCGCATTTTAGAAAAAGATAATTTTATACCTAAGCCATCTTTTTTTTGTTATAATACGATTGATACAACAAGTAAATTATTTAATAATAATGAATAAATAATAATGAATAAATAATAATGAATAAATAATAATGAATAAATAATAATGACTCAGAAATAAATATATTTAATATATAGTAAAAAATATATTACATATATATAAACACACATAACAACACACATAACAACACACATAACAACATACATAACAATATAAATAATAAAATATAAATGGAAGTAGTCATACCTATTTTAGCGGCTACAGGATTAATATTCGCAGGAAAAAGTGATAAAAACCAAAATAATAATATGTTAAATCGTGAAAGTATGATGCAACAAACAAAAGAATCAAAAAAAGAAGCCTTTACGAATATGGGTCAGAGTAGAATTAACCCTCAAAATCAGTTACCAAATACGAATAGTATTCGATATCAAACTTATCCAAATGTAACTATGGATGTTGAAAACAATAACAATGTATTTCCATCAGGTTCTGCAGTAACTGATAAATATTATAATGACACTATAGGTAAACGTATTTTATCAAAAAATACGCAATTTGGAAACCCATATAATACAAATAACATAGTCCCTAATGTAAATAGTCATAATTCGGGATCACAATCAGCAGTTATGTCTCTAACCGGAAAATCAATCAATGTTGATAATTTTGAACACAATAATATGGTTCCTTTTTTTGGGGCAAGAATTCGCGGAAGCACTTCCGGCGCAGATACACATGAGTCTATTTTAGATAGTTATAGTGGAACAGGTAGTCAAAAAATATGCAAAGAAGAACGTGCGCCTTTATTTGCACCTCAATCGAATATGCAATATCCAAATGGTATGCCCGATAATAGTGATTTTTTTAAATCACGTGTCAATCCAGGAACTCAAATGTCAAACGTCAAACCATGGGAAGAAGTAAGAGTTGCACCCGGATTAAATCAAGGTTTCACTTCATGTGGAAGCAACGGATTTAACTCTGGTATGGAAGCTCGTGATATGTGGGTGGACAGGAATGTTGACGAGCTGCGAACTACAAACAATCCCAAACTCACCTATAGTTTAGAAAATCATCAAGGTCCGTCTTATGCATGGAATGTCCAACAACCACCTGATGCAAAGACATATGGTCGTGTTGAAAAATTCTTACCTGATAAATTTTATTTAAATACCCCCGATAGATGGTTCACAACAACCGGTTTAGAAAAAGCGCAGTCTGGTCGCGCCCAAGAAATGCTGAAAGATCAAAGTCGTATATGCACAACTTCCGAATATTTTGGCACGGACTCAAATATAAATGGCACAAAACAATATGCGCCCGAATTTTATGAAGATAGTAGGCGCATAACAAATGATAATGGAAAAATTGAAAATGTTTCTTATAATGGAAAAAATGACCCTATAAAAATGGATCATCGAGGAGTGGGTCGTTTGCCAACTACAAATCGTTCTATTACAAAACCAGCCCCATTTTTAGGAACTATGATAAATGGCACACTTAAATCAATCGTTGCACCTATTTTGGAAGCAATACGTCCTTCTCGTAAAGAAAATGTTGTTGGCACTATTCGTCCATCAGGAAATGTTCAAAACCCAATTGGTTCCGTTGGTGTTGCATATAATCCCGCCGATAGAGCACCAACAACTATTCGTGAAACTACAGAGAATTTATTGGACTTTAATCATTTGAATACTACACCACTTACCGAAGGAACTGGTTACTTAGTTGCAGACCAACAACAAGTATATACCCAACGTATGACTACAGAACCTGAATACTTTGGCACAACAGGAGGTGCAACAAATCAAGGAGTTGTTTCAACTATGGCTGCAAAAAATCAACATAACAATATAAACAAATTTTCAAAAGAATATACACCATCAGGTAACTTGTCGTTATTTAATAATAATGAAAATATAAATGTTAGGCGACCTGATAAAAATAATATAATATGTCCATGGACTTCTGGTGCAAGCGCAGGTTCAGGTTTAGGCGTAGTGCCGCCATCGGTAAAACAATTCGGAGAATTAAGTAAGATGCCCCAAAATTATCATGAGTCTATTAATTGTGAGCGTATTCAACCGAATATATTAGACGCATTCCGTAATAATCCATATACACAAAGTTTACACAGCTATGTATTCCCGTAAAATCTTAAAATATATTAACCTATAATTAAAAATATACCCCTCAAAATAATATTTCCAAAATAACATTTCCAAAATAATATTTCCAAAATAATATATATAAAAATATATATTATATATATTATATACTATCTCCTCAATGAGAAATCTTTGTTTGATTACACTTCTTCCTGCACTTACATGTGCTTTTTTCTTACCGATTCCTCCACTATTCCAAAATAAATTACCTGTTTACTCTCATGGCGATGCAGACATGAATTCATTTGATATTGACCTGAAAGAAATATGCCCTGTTATCCAATTTGCAGAAACAGAATTATGTAATAATACAAGTTTAAGAACCAACACTATTCCTCCCCAACTTTGCACGCTTCTGTCACTTTTGAACCATACATTTTGTCAAGATGAAACTACTGAGAAAGGAGAGAATGGAGAGAAACACGTAAATACAAATACAAAATTCAATATTTCTAACTTAAGCAATACAACAGAAAAATATATGAAAAAAACTGAAGAAAAACTTTACAAGAAACTTGATGAACATGTAAAGATTTATATCATAAATTTTACCTACAAATATTCAAATTCTAACAATAATAACTATTATAACAAGATAAATTTCGATCCTAAGGACTTGTGTCCTATTTTTGACCTTGTGGATAAAACATTTTGCACTTCAGCGTCCAATAATAATAAACTCGATCCAAAAGAATTATGTCCTCTTCTTGAGTTTGTAGATAAAGAGTTATGTTCTTAATACACCTATTACAGATGAAGATACAGATGCAGATGCAGATGCAGATGCAGATGCAGATACAGATTCGCCTTTAATAATTATATTTTTTTATATAATATAATTATTATATAATACAAAAAAATATTATATAATACAAAAATAATATAATATATTATAACATAACTATATCAAGATAATAATAAACACATAATTAAGAAAAATTATGAAAATTTTTAGTTCAAAGTCATCATTTTCATTTTTAAAAAAAAATGAGTCTATCCCACTAATCATATTTATTTTCATTTTTTTAGGAGTTGGGTTATATTTTTGCATTAATAAATTAACTGAAAAACAGCAACAAAATATTGCAGATGCAAAGGCTGCAAAAGAAAACGATGAAGTAGAAATAAATATTATAAACTCGCAAAAAACCGATGATGTTACGAATGCAAATACGAAATCAAATGCGTTAGCGGGTGGAACAGGGACGGGACCAAACACTCTTATGAGTATGGATCCATTATATGCACCATCAACATCGTTTCACGAAGAAGTAAGACTATTTATAAAAAAAAACAATGATAGTCCAGAAGTACATTCTCATACACCCGTATATATTCCTCCTTTTGGTTCAGGAACAGAAACGCGATGCACAGGAAGACAAGTTATGCCTCCTAGCGCTACAAACTATGTTCAGTCATCTTTATTTTCTAATTTAGTAAAAACATCATCAGAAGCTTCACATTTATCATAAAATAATAATACTATAACAAATAATATAAATATATCTTTGAAAATAATAATAGATAATATTTTTGTTTATTATTATTAATTATTATTTTATGTCATACGATTTATATTCAACTAGTAGTAATAAAATTGCATTTATTACAGGTATAACCGGTCAAGATGGTTCTTATCTTGCAGATTTACTTTTATCAAAAGGTTATATCATTCACGGATTGATTCGCCGCTCATCAACTATGAATACGTCACGTATTGAGCATATATTCCACGATAAAAACTTGAAACTCCATTACGGGGACATCACCGATAGTTCGTGTTTAGAAAAGATTTTAAACCATATTAAAAATACGTATGTAAATATGCAACGTCTCGAAGTATATAACTTGGCAGCGCAGTCACATGTCAAAATATCATTCGAGATGCCGGAATATACCGCTGATACGTGCGCATTTGGAACATTGAAACTACTAGAGGCGATTCGCAATAGTAATTTGGAAAAAGTTGTGCGATTTTATCAGGCATCGACAAGTGAACTATATGGAAAAGCCGCCCCCGAACATATTCCCCAAAATGAAACCACGCCATTTTATCCTCGTTCGCCATATGCGATTGCAAAATTGTATTCCTATTGGATAGTAAAAAATTATCGCGAAGCTTACGGAATGTTCGCATGCAATGGTATTCTTTTTAATCACGGGGGAATACGGCGTGGCCACAACTTTGTGGAGCGAAAAATAACACTGGGTTTGGGTAAAATAATTAGGGGTGAAACAGACCGCATAGTTATGGGGAACTTGGATGCAAAACGTGATTTAGGAAATGCGCAAGATTATGTTGAAGGTATGTGGATGATGTTGCAGCATGATATCCCCGACGACTATGTATTGGCAACGGGAGAGACGCATACGATTCGCGAAATGATTGAAAAGGCGTTTGCACGATGTGGATTTGAAATAATGTGGGAGGGCTGTGGGTTGAATGAAATAGGGTATAATGCAAAAACGGGACAGGCGATGATTTTTATTAGTGAAAAATACTATCGGCCGACGGAAGTAGATGTATTGCAAGGAGACTCTACAAAAGCGATGATAACTTTAGGATGGGAACCAAAAACAACTTTTGATGAATTGATAAACATGATGGTGGATTATGATACTAAATACGTCTATGCGATATCGTAGGTTAGGTATAGATTTTTATATGTTAAAGTGGTAATACTATAAGACTATAAGACTATAATACTATAATAAATTTTATTATAGCATTGTGTATAAATACTATATTTTGTTTATACTATTATAGTAAAATCAGTTATATATTTTATATTATTTTTATGACTATAGTTAACAATTATGTTTCCAAATTCTGTTTTACTGATACTACGGAATCATTTTCTATAATATCTTATATAGACGTTGATGCTGTAGTTGAACTCAGTTTTATACAAGATTATATGAATAAATTAGTAGAAAAAAACTCTATTTTAAAAAAAACTATTAAAGAAAAAAATGGGTCTTTAATATTCAATACTTCAAATAATTTTAAAATAGAAGAACATTATTGTATTAAATATATAAAAAGTAAAAAGTTTAAATTTTATATCAACAAACTAATAAATGAAAAATTTAACATGGAAATAAAATGGAAATTTATATGGTGTATTGATAATGAATCTAAAAAATCTAGATGTTATTTTAAAATACATCATGCATATGCTGATGGATACAAAATAATAAATATTTTATTAAATCCCTTTAAGGAATATGATATTGACAATTCAAAAAAATTAAAAAGAAAAACTAATTTTTTAGATGCATTATATTACTATTTTGTTGGCACTATTATTTTAACTATATTAAACATAAAAATTATAGTTAACTTTCTATATAACAAAAAATATAATAACACTAGTAATGATGCTACCACTAACTCTATTAATACCGCTAGCAATGACTATGTTATATTGAAAAAAGTAAAAATACAAGAAGTAAAAGATTATACAAAAAAAAATAACATTACTATAAATGATTTTTTATATTTTCTCATGGTAAAAACTGATAAAATGTATAGAGGCTATGAAAAAGAATTGCATACTATATCATTAGTTAACGTTTCTGGTATAAAAGAAACAAATAATGTATGTCCTATGATTAATAAAATTAATAATTCAAAAAGTTCTATTTTTTTGAAAACCAGTATACATAATATTTTTAATAATTTAAAATATTCATTGTTTATTCCATTATTACACTATATTTTAAATAGTATATCAAAAAATTTTTGCACAGATAGTTTATCTTATATATATAATACTTTTATAAATGATACAGATTATGTATTTTCTAATGTTATTGGTCCTGATGTAAAAAATATTTTGGGTTATCCTATAAAAAGTCTACATTTTTTAACTACACCTAAAAATAATGAAGTAATGTATAATATAATATCTTTTGGTGACTATATTAGTATTATATGTAGTTTTAAAAAGAATAGTTTCATACAGGATAAAAAAAAATTTAAGAATTGTCTTTATAAAACGTATACGGACATTATGAATGAATATTGATAGTGCAATAATATTAATCCTTATTTAATATTAAATACAAAAATTATTTAATATTATACTATTACTATATTATTACTAGACAATTACATGACATCAATAGAAAATACACAACGCACGGATGATACTATCAAAAATAACTCCCAATTATTACAAATTCACACAGGTATACATGAGAAACTAAAATATTTCATAGAAATTAAAAAAATCCCCAATATTATTTTTCACGGCGTATCAGGCTGTGGTAAAAGAACTATCGTAAAATTATTTATACAGGATATTTATAAAAACAATAAAGAGTCAATAAAAAACTATGTAATGGAAGTGAACTGCGCGCACGGAAAGGGGATACGATTTATTCGCGAAGAGTTGAAACTATTTGCAAGAACAAATATTAATGTAAAAGATGCAGAAACATTTAAGACAATAATTTTATCAAATGCAGATAAGTTGACCATAGACGCACAATCTGCGCTACGTCGTTGCATTGAGTTGTTTAGCCATTCTACAAGATTTTTTATTATAGTTGAAGATAAATATAAATTATTGAAACCTATATTGTCGCGTTTTTGCGAGATATTTGTGCCTGAACCTATAGTAAACAACAAGGTAGTAAACTTACACAGGTATGCAATTAAGGAAATGTTTGGCCTTGATAAAGTTACAAAAAATAAATGCGAAAATATTAAGCGACATCTAGAGTGCGATGATAATGGTAGTGAAAATAAGGTGTATACACTTGTTGAACTAATTGAAATGTGCACAAAGTTTTATGAAAAGGGATATAATAGTTTAGACATTATTAAATATATAGAAATGTCTCCGTCACGTAGAATTAGTGACGAACAAAAATATGACTTCGTGATTACATTTAACAAGATAAGAAAAGAGTTTAGAAATGAGAAATTATTAATGTTATTTATTTTGCATTTTTTTCTTTTTCGTAACAATGTGGGTTTAGAAAATATTTCGTTTATGTAAAGTAATACTACAAACTATACGAACTATACTAAACCAAATGGATGACTTTTCATTAACTAGTTTACAAGAGTCGCGAAACGAATATTGTTCAAGACTGATTACATTGTTGACACCATGTATTATTGATGGAGTAAAGTCAATATTCGATGAGTCATGGAAATTATGTACTGAAAGTGATGAAAAATCAAAATATTTGATGACATTTCAAAATTTCTTGACAAGAGTTCCAAAATGGAATCCAAATATTATTTCGCAAGAATGTGCACGAATTAAAGAGAAAAGTAATTGCTCATATATTCCTGACCTTATAACATGTGTTCATATCAACCAACTTAAAATGTTGTCGTGTATGCGTGTCGGCACAAAACAAAAGAAAGTAAACATCAATATTCCAAATTTAGAAGAATTTATTCATAAAGTCTATATTAATGCAGCGAGAAAGATTTACACCAACGTGTATTTATTTGAGACGGGCATATCATCAATAAAATTACAAAAAAATGCAAGAGATCTTGAAATTATTATTCGCGAATGTATAGTACATACTATTCGAGAAAGTATTCCTGTTGAAGAGTTGTTAAAATTATACATGACTGAAACTATAGAAGATGCTATCGAGGTTCACGAAAAAGATGAAATCATTTCTCAGGAGCCTATTATTCAAGACCAAACAGGTGGAAATAGTGGAAGTGCAGCTGGTAGTATGACAAACCCCAGTTTAGAAGAATCAGAAAAACTATCTAAAGAAGAAAAAGAAAATCTCGAAATGATTAAAGCAGCGAGCGATAGCACCGGCAACACAATTTCAAACGTAAGTTTTAATATGGATAACAATGAAGTTATACCAATACCCTCGAATGAGAATAAAGATAGTTCGCATTATGATAACTATGACGACGATAATGATTATGGCGACGAAGACGACGATGACGACAACGATTATGGTGAAAATGTGAAACTAAAAATCGGTGGAAATGTTGAACTAAGTGTCGACCCCTTTCCGGTAGATAACGATAGTGTTTCGGGATTAGGAACCGACGACGAGGGCGGTGATAGCGATGTAGAACTTACTATTGATGAGATTCCTATGATCGGTGGGTATTAGTATTAATATTACACCGACCGAATAGACACATGAAATAATTATTTGATAGTATATAATAGTATATAATAGTATACTAGTATATACATCTTACACGCCATTTTTTAATCAATTATGGAAAAAAATGTGTTTAAGAAAATATATTTATTTTTATCATTAAAAATATCAGTTATAGTTCAAATTATAACTGCAATCATACAAGTATTTTCATTATTTATAAAAGTTCCACCATCCTATTTTATTTTAAAACAACTTTTGGTTTTAGAAAATATAGTTCAAGTTATTCAAGGGTCTTTTTATGCATGGTTGTTTTTTAATATACAAAGTGTAACAAATATAACATCAAAGAGATACATTGACTGGGTTATAACAACCCCTATTATGTTAATATCATTGATATGTTATATGATATTTTTAAGAGGAAGTAGTGAAAGTCATGTAAATATTTTTAGTATACTACGTGGTAACTATGCTATTATTTCTACTATAGTTATACTAAATGCACTAATGTTATTGTTTGGATACTTAGGAGAAGTAAATGTGATTCCTTTGATTTGGGGTGTTTTGATTGGTTTTATACCATTCATAATTTACTACTATATAATTTACGATAAATTTGTAAAGAGTGATAGTCATACCACTACTTATACCGATACCGATAACATGCAGTCAAATGTAAATTCTACTATACTTAAATTATTTTTATATTTTTTGTTTTTTTGGAGCTTATATGGAATAGTTGGTCTTTTACCATACTATATAAAAAATACTATTTATAATATTTTAGACCTTTTTTCTAAGAATTTTTTTGGATTATTATTATCCTATTTAATCATTACTAAGTCTATTACAAAGAATTAGTTAGTTATCTGTTTGTTATTTATTCGTATAAAAACGTAATAGATTATTCCTTTATAGATTAGAATAGTAAAAACATGGATAGTAATCTCTATATATCAGCCACAGCAGTCGCTTGTATTTTTCTTTTAGCAAAGTTTATCGACTTTCGTTTTATTTCAAAACCATCTAGTGAAGATAGTGCAGGAGGAAGTAGCGGCGTAATGAAAACTGCTTTGCGTGACGCAGTCCTCGTTTTTATTTGCTATATTTTAGGATATTATATCATAAAACAATTTTATGAAACACCTGCCATTTTAGGAAACACAAAACCGGAAATATTCACTGGTGATGCCGGATTTTAAGTGCATCTCACTTTGTATTATCTAGCTTATTTAGCTTATCTAGCTTATTAAATTATTTATACATGTCGTAAATAATTTAATACCAAACTTTGGACTAATCCATATAGCACGGCAGTTTATCAATATTCATAATACGATTTGTCGTTTTTATTTTCTTCTTAGGAACTTCGTAGTCTACAAATATAGGTTTCAAAAGCTGTGCTTGCGGTGTGTGTTTGTGGACACTTCGTGCAATCATTTTATACAATTTAAAATCCGGATACCTCTCTTCCCCATTCGTCTTATACAAAATATTCCTATTATGGTCATCAGTTACCCAATCAACTATTAGTTTTGCTACCGCATTTGTCTTGCATACTTTAGCAACGTCCCCTATATTGTCAATAAAATAATCAAAAATAGAACACCCTAAGCGACACAAATCAAAACTGAAATTCGGTTCTAATCTAGGCTTCTTATCGTTGAAATAGGGTTCGATATTGTATTGCGTAGCGGCATCGCCAGTAGCACTAAAACTATCACTGCATATTAGACGACCCTTGTATTTATAAATTGCGCGACCAAAGTCGATAATCTTGAAAATACGATGGTATGTAGGGACACGATAATACTTTTTATTAAAGAGATAATACACATACGCCTTGTCTGTGTGAACAAACATGACGTTGTTAGTATGAAGGTCATTGTGTGTAAATCCGAACACTTTTTGGTATGTAATAAGCGTCATAATGACTTGCATAAGCGCCGATTTCCATTCGCCGTCGCTCATTTCTTCCTCGCCCATCATAAGCGAGTCAAGTGTATTGTCACATTTTTCAAGCATGATAGCAGAAACAGGAAACTCTTTAATTACTGCCCATAATGTTTCATCTTCATCATAGTAAGTTTCATCTTCGTCATCTTCATCATCTTCATCTTCATCATCTTCATCATCTTCGTGATTTTTGTTATTAGCTTCTTTTACGTGTTTATTATTTTTCTCTCCTTTCTCTCCTTTCTCTCCTACATTATCTCCGTCACTATCGCTACAAGATGTATAAGAAGAACGCGACGAACAAGAATCATCATCAGTTACATCATCTACTCCTCCACTACCACTATCGCCATTATGACCCTTTCGCTCTATATAATTATCTCCATCACAAATAACGTTACTATCACCATCACTATCACCATCACTATCACCATCACTATCACTATCACTATGATAAGTTTTTAAATAAATATTTGAATCAACTATAGAAGTATTATTGTTACTACTATCACCAAGGTCATTTACCACTATCATTGACTCTATATTTATATCAGTTAAGCATACAGACTCGCATACGCTTATATGTGTAGTTGTATCAAAAACTGCGTTCAGTTCACTGCTTATATTATTAAAATCATCATGAATAATATATTGGTTGTCAGAGATATCGTCGCATCCACCATTACCTCCACCATTACTATTTACTATTTTTATTTTAGCGCGTCGATTACGTGTATTATTTTTAGGTTTTACTTTTCCCATTGAGTCTAAACTAATATGGTCATCGTTATCGCTATCACATTCGCTACTATTTTCACCATAATCATAGTCTTCATCTTCAATCGTAAATAGCGTGTCTTTATTTTTAATGAAAAAAGGGTTTTTATCTAAATAGTCAATATCGTCTATAACATTGTAGTAAAAATCGTTTTTAATACCATTAAAAGAACCATAAAAATCAAGCCCGTGAATAAACTGATGATGATTTAACAGCTGACTTGATAAATAAGAAAAAAAACCATCAACATATGATGAATTATTTTTGTCATTTACTTTTGGAATACCAGATAAGGGGACAATTTTGGATAGTTTTGGAATAGATATTATATCGTTGTAGGCACTGGCATCCGTTGTTGCATATTTGCCCGACAAGTATTTTAGTGGATCAAGTAAAGGTGAGAATTTTATATATATTGGTTTATGTTCAATCGTAAGCGAGTCATCCTTACTTTTGAAAGTATCTATAACTGCAGCTTGAATATTATTTCTGTCGACGATACCAGAAAGACATGATACATAGTAGCGCTGGTTTAAATTAAAAGAATTATAGTTGTTTTCATTCATATTAAAATAACTTTCATATATTGGTATATAATTTGTGGTATTTATCAATTTGATTTGAGATGTTTCTAAAGAATTAAAAAAATCTGCATAGTCTATTTTCCTATAGTTTAGTGAAAAGTAGTCGTCTCTTGAAGTTCCACTTTCAATTTCATTTCCGGTTTCTTTTCCCTCAATATCAATCTTCATCTTCATCTTCTATTATTTAATAAATTAAATACATAATTTTATTACATTTTAAACTAATAATAACTATTTTGGCTATTTGGATATTTGGATATTTGGCTATATATTGCGTTATATAATTTATATTTTTTAATTTGTATTATAATATATTATAATATACTACTATTTTAATTGCATCACACTCACACTTACACTCACACTCACTATCACAAATATATAAAACAAAATAGAAAAAAATAGAACAAAATAATGAGTGTTGGATTAGAACTAGCAAAATTTGATATGAGGTCAATTAGTTTTAGACCTGACGAAAATAAAGGCCCTGTTATCGTTCTTATTGGTCGTCGTGATACAGGTAAAAGTTTTTTAGTAAAAGATTTAATGTATTATCACCAAGATATTCCTATTGGTACTGTTATATCTGGCACAGAGGCAGGTAATGGATTCTTCGGTGAACACGTGCCCAAGCTTTTTATCCACGATGCATATAATACCGCTATTATTGAGAATATTTTAAAACGACAAAAAGCAGTTTTAAAACAAATGAAAAAAGAGATTGAGACATATAAAAGAAGCACTATCGACCCACGAACATTCGTCGTTTTGGATGATTGTCTCTTTGATAATAAATGGACAAAGGATGTTATGATGCGTCTCCTCTTTATGAATGGACGTCACTGGAAAATTATGCTTGTAATTACGATGCAGTATCCCTTAGGTATTCCACCAAATTTAAGAACCAATATTGACTATGTTTTTATTCTACGTGAACCCTACATCGGAAATCGCAAAAGAATATATGAAAACTATGCAGGTATGTTTCCGACATTTGAAAGCTTTTGTCAAGTCATGGACCAGTGCACGGAGAACTTTGAATGTTTGGTAATAAATAACAACGCAAAGTCGAATAAACTACACGACCAGATATTCTGGTATAAAGCACAAACACATGGACCATTTAAACTGGGAGCAAAAGAGTTCTGGGAAATGTCGAAAGATATTCATTCTGATGAGGAAGAGGAACAATATGACCCATCAAGTATTAAACGCAAAGGCCAGGGACCGAAGATTCAAGTGAAAAAAAATAAGTGGTAGTTATATCTAAAAAAGTGATGTAAAATTTGTAGCTAGTTTATTTATATTTTCTTTTTGTGATTTATTCAAATTATTATTTTTATTTACACTATTTATGATATTATTTATATTATTTATATTATTTATATTATCAGTGTTATCATTATAAGTAGTTGTGAGACATAAACATGGTATATTAAAATAATTTGAAAGTAAAATAGTTACATATATACTTTCAGAACCGATGAGTTTTTTATTAGTTTTATCATTTTTTACTATATCATACTTTTCATTTTTTAAATTTGTGCTATTATAGTTAGTTATCGTAATCGTATCATGAATTAAGTAATTTGTTTTTTTATATATATTATTTAGTTCAATATAATTTGGAAAAAAGTCATCATATTTATAGTTTTTAAAATCATTACTTATAATACATGACTTTATATGAAAAATGTTTTCTGATGGTAAGTAGTTACTATAAATAATAGATAAGTCTATAATACATGATGGATTTAATTTACTAATAGTTTCATTTATTTCATATAACATTTTTTTCTTATTTTTATATGTATTAAAACTATTTTTTGTCAAAAAATAATAGTTACCATCAATTATATAAATACTACCTTTTAATAGTTTTATTTTTTTATGATAAACTTTTATTTTTTCAAAAATGAAACGAAAATGATTTTCAATATGTAAATTATCTATAATTATAAAAGCATTTTGTATATTTATATTAAAATCAAATCCATCTAATTTTCTAAAAAAAGGTTTATTATTTTTTATTAAATCTAGTATCCACATATTTTCAGATAACTTTGCAGGTTTATGCGTAAAAATACTATTAATCCAATAGTAATTTTTACCTTCTATACATGAAGGAGACATAGTGACAAGAGAATCAATACCTAAAATATCTACTGAATATTTTTCACCATTTATATCCAGTTGAACATACGTGTGGATTGGGTTTCCTGTATCATTTTCAAAATAATAATGATAACCATTGGGTGTTTTTTCACAAGCAATATCTTTTGGAATTTTTTCAATTAAAAAATTTGCACTTTTAAGACTATCGTTTGTATCAATATCTAAAATTATATGCTTGTCTGGTATAAAACCGATCATTTTTTTATTCATAAATTCGCCTTGTTTTTTTTCAGTTACTATATTAAAACGTTTTGGAATATATTTTTTTTTAAGATGTTTACAATATTTTATGTTATAATTTTTTACATTTAACCCCATGTCTTTCAGTTTATAAAAATCCTTTTTTAAACGATACATATATGTTACCTTTTTTACACCAATATACAACCCATAAAGTATAACGATTGACAATGCAGTAATAAATAATATAGAAATTATTTTTAATACCATATAGTTTTTAAATGTTTTATTTTTTAATATACTGAAAATATTGAATTTTGTTAACGATTTTGACTTAGTCATTATGGCGTGTTCTGTTATGTTATGTTCCTAACACGGAAGTATAATATATATAAAACCAATATTAAAATTATACAACATACTGCAAAATATACACAAGAATATGTTATCTGTTATTTATTACAGATAAAATATACTAAAATATACTAAAAATGTTTATAGTTATGATATGCTATAGATATGCTATAGATATGAATATGTATTACTTACTACCCTCAGTATCTTCTACTGACATAGTAGATGGATCATAATGCGTAAGTTTTGAAAGACCATGGTCTCCGTTTTTATCAACGATGACATTCTCTGCTTCAAACATGTTCTTCTTAATGTCGTCTATCGTTGCATCCTCATCCAGTCCATCAAAGTTTCCAACATTTGCGACACCAACAAGCTCTCCTTCTGCATTAATTGTTTGCGTAAGTTTGTTTCCTGACTCTTCCGCCTTCTTCATATTCTCCTCAATTGCTTTCTGTTTTGCCTCTTTGACACGTTTCTCAAAGTCATGTTTAGCCATGTCCTCGTTCTTCTTCTTATCCGCCATCAACTGATTTAGCGTTTCTTCCATATACTCGACGCGTCCAGTCTTATAAGCATCTGGATGGAATGGCACCCACATACCAACTTGCCCAACGTAAATATCATGATTTGGGTCAACCTCGCGCAACAATTTGCAGCGGAGCTCGGCCTCGCCTTGGGTGGGAAAAACACCGCGAACTTTGATACCTCGTGTCGAAGTTTGGAACTGATGCAACTCGCCAAATTTCTGATCAAGTTGTTCCTCATTGTTGTCAATAAATGTTTTATAGTCGTCGCTAATGGATGATGCGAGTTTAAGAGAATCACCCTCTTCCTTGGTAAAGTCATTAAAATCCGCCATCAATTTGTCAAACGAAAGAGAAGGATACTTGAATGCAATAAAGTTTAGAAATTGTGTAAACTTCTCCATCGATTTTTTAAAGTCCCATAGTTTAATAAATTCTTCATACAAAAATTCTTCCTTTTGTTTAATAATTTTTTCTGGAGATACAAAGGATAAACACACAAACTTTTGTCCGGCAATTGGTTTATCTTCTTCCAATAAGTCGGCATATTTTGGATTTTCTTTTCCATCTGGTAAATATTTAGGAGTAACACCTTCGGGTAGTTTATTCATGAACGACATTTACTGACAATATTATACATATAATTATTTTATTATTTTAAGTTATTTTACACAACTATTATTTAAATAGTTTTTATCTACAAAAAAGTTTATAATAAAATATATTATATTTAGCAATATTGATTTTGGTAAAATATAAAAAATATAATAATTATAACTATTATAACAAATCTATAATATTTTTTTCTACATTATATTTATAATATGTACGGAACACTTGATTTTAGTGAGCTTTTTAAGCGTTTTATTAAGTATATAATTGAAGGTCTTTGTGTAGCTATCGTTGCCTACTCTATTCCTTCTCGCACTCTCAAATTGGATGAGATTGCGTTGATTTCTCTTGTTGCTGCTGCCACGTTTGCTATTTTGGACGTGTATGTTCCCAGCTTGGCAGTCTCTGCTAGAACTGGTGCTGGCTTCGGTATTGGTGCTAACCTTGTTGGCTTCCCTACTCCTCTCCGTGTTTAAAAATGCATCATGCATCA